CGAAGCAATGGCGGCGCAGCTGCGCGACTACTACCCACACACCACACAAGAGCAACGCCTGGCGTGTGGTCAAGAGATCGCTCAGGTCTCAGGCCTGTACTGCTGGCCACCTGAGAAGATCATCAAGAGGATCATTAAGAAGCACCTAGGAGCCCGGTGAGAATCATGGACACGTGCGTTGCTATGATGCTGCTGGCCCTGGCCCTCGGGCTGACTGTTGGGTACTTCCTCAACGAACGGTGGTAGCCTATGGCCCTAGAAAACAAATAACCCCCTACCTGTTAAGGTAGGGGGTTATTTATGCCTTAGATCAGGCAGTCACCTCAGGAGCCTCAGCACGACGAGGGACAGTAGTGTCCAACACATTCTTCTGCTCCACGGTGGGGGATGCAACCTTAGCTGCATCGTAGAGGCCACACGCACCGAGACCCATCATCAGGTACTTAGCGGCAGCCTGGTAGACAGGATCACCTCCAAGGAAAGTCTGAGCCAGGCCCAGAGCAACGGACAGGGCCACAGTAACCGGCATGGCTGCCTTAGCAGGCAGGCCGAGGCGCTTCAACAGCTCGACGATAGCGAGCATAGCCGGTACAGTAGCGAGCGTAGTAATATCCATGTGTCTCCTAACTACAGTATCCCTGGGGCTCTCTCAGGGATGATGTACATATTCTCTTCCCAGGCGATGTCTTTATGCCACATCACCCCGAAGTTTTGATTCACCCCGCACTGCACAGCGAAGTGCAGGGGGGTATTGTAGGGTGAGAACTCAGTGTCGAGGTGCCTAACCATTTTGTCGTCCACAAACCACCGTACACAGTCAGGGTAGATACGCACCCCGTACTTGTGCCACTGGCGCGTATCGAGGTCGATCACCTGAGGCCAGTGCTGCGGGGAGCGGTCCCTAGGCGAGGGCCAGTGGAGATTCAGCTGAGTCTTGGTCTTGTCAGACTGAGTCTCCATGAAGTTGATCTCACCCTCAGGCCACCTAGAGTCTTCCTCGGGCCACAGCATGGCTACCATTTCGGTCGTCCAGGACGGTGGGTTCTTGACCCACATGGACCAGTAGCCCTCGCCTTTGACGTTGTACAGAGACGCCCATGAACCACACCTCAGCGAGTTGTTGAGAGCTTTCTCGTGTGTGGCCCCTGCCTCGACATACATGAGGTATGCCGGCCTGTCGAACTGCATCTTGAGTTCGAAGGTCCTACCATCAGGTAGTAGCTTAGTCATGGCAGGGTCGAAGCGACCTAGAGTACCGTGCTCAGGACGCTGTATACCCCACCCACCGTATGACCTGTAATCATACAGTGGTTTCTTTTTCAAGTAGTCTTTCATTGAGGGAGTTCCCTGGTACTATCTACCAGGGGACCACACCTCCTTTCAGGCCGTCAGGCGTTGACGCCGGGATCCCGAGGAGCCAGCCCCCGCACCAGATCAGCCAGCACCGAGATAGAGTTACGCAGCTCCTCCATCTGAGCCTGCACCGCAGTGATACGAGTTTTAGCGTCAGCGATCTCCTGGCGGAGAACTACCTGCCCATTAGAATCAGCCGACGGATCGCCCGGACGGGTGACAGAGGCAGTCTGGGTGGCAGCCTGGTGAGCGTAGTACGCAGCAGTCTGGCAGGCAGCCTGCATGCGGCCGAGGTAAGCTCCGAACTTCTCGTCGCCCCAGTTCAGGCCCCCGACGCCCTCGCGTACAGCCTGAATCAAATCAGCTTTGTTCAACTCTGGTCCTTCCGTACTTGATTGAAATCCTGCCAGTGTGGCCTCCATCAGGCCAATACCTTGTGCACAAGTCACCCACCTGGCAGGCGCTGGGTGATTATCAGAGGCCTTACGGCCACGGTAGCCTAGGCCGTTGTAGCCTGCGTGGGCTGCAACAACCTGGTACTGACAAGCTGTGTCACTTGACCCTCCAGAGTCACAAGCCACGTGGATATGGGGCTCAAACCCCTGACTCCTATAACGTGCCCAGGCCACACCTCCATAACTCCTGGAGCAAGCTACCATACGCTCGATCTGGGAACTGCTCAGGTGCCAGTTCTGGAAGTCAAATGCCCACCCGTCTGAGTGAGTACCGGCACTAGCCTTAGCACCCCCTAGAGCCTGCACTAGGATAACGCTGATGTCCGGGTTATCTCGTGCCATAACACGCTTAAACAACCTGTACCACTTAGCAGGTATCTCAGCAGCGTAGGCTTCCTGCCCATTGTACTTAGGGCCCACAGACACATATCCCATCTAACCCTCCTTCCTCGTTTCCACGGCCAGGATGCGCTGGCCGTGTTCCTCCAACCTGGAAGTCAACATACGCTCCGAATTCGATACTCGTTCATTGAGCTGGCTCAAATTCGTGTTAAACCGGCCAATCTCTTTATCGTGCCGGTTCAGTACCCCCTTAATTTCCGCCGTAGTCGACGACAGAATCTCAAGATCCGTGTTAGTCTTGTCAGCTCGCTTAAGTAGAATATTCAACTTATCCTGAACTGTGTTACCTTCAGCATCAGTTTTATCAAAAACCAACGCTTCGGTATCAGATTTAAGGTCAGCAGTAAGATCCTTTATCTTCTTAAGCGACCCAGACATGGCCTTATATACTTTTACACCGCTGTAGCCAACCGCTAAAATACCCGCTAGGATAGCCCCTATAAGGCTACCCATAGTCTCAGGGCTCAACATATCACCTCAACCACAGTACAACAGCAGACACGAAACAGCGTCCGCCTCTATTAGAACTCCCGCTATAGAGCTTAGCCTGGCAATTAACCTCAATCCCCCCTTCTCGTTCGTCCGGTACAGTGAAGAATGGCCACGAAATATTCGATGGGATAGCTGCTGATCCAAGGAAAGACAGGAAGTCAGGGCTATACTGACCCCTACATTCGACCCTGCCCCAGCACGCAGGGGTGCCAGCGTTAGCGTCGTAGTTAGGCATGATGGAACCGCCCGCAATTACGAGCGCTTTAGTAGCCCACGACGGGGCCACAACAAACGTCGACACCCCTGTGGTCCAGCTAGTCACCGGAGACCAGTCAAGGTTACGGGAATTACCAGAATCAACGCTAATCTGAGACTTGAGTGCCTTGTCACCAATCAGGCCTTCAGCGATCTCAAGCGTACCATCGAACTTAGCGTGGCCCTTAACGTGGAAAAGAGACCGGTTATAGACCGCCCCTTCCCCACCGATCGTGGCAGTGAGCTCATTAATACGGCTCTCTAGACCCTCTAGGCGGTTAACAACCTCACGAATACCCTGATCATTAGACGGTCTATCGACCGTCGTAGGGTCGAAACTCATCAGTCCTCCAATGAAAGCATCGGTTTAATCTTAGTAATCTCCCCAGATACAGGGTCAGGGTCACAAACCCACCCAATAACCCGGGCCTTACCCTTGAATTGCAGCTCAGGGTTACTAAGATTAGTCATATCAATGTCCACATAGTCGCCTAGAACGAAGTCTCGGCCTGGCATGAAGTGGTCCAATGTAGTCTCCACACTGATAGAGATTAGCCCGTACTGCTGACTATCCTTAGCTGAGTACATATACTGCTGTAGCACAGCGCCATCTACTGACCCCGTGTCAGGAGTCCATCGCCTTTCGAGCTCAAGCCACCCGTATTGCAGGACCTGACCGTTAGACGTGGAGAATTCCTTACGTTCATCCCCAGATCTATTAGAGACCACACGCCATATAGTGGCTCCCTTACCGTCAGAGCAGTCCTCCACCTGCTGCCAGGACCCTTGAGACAGCACCGCGGCCCCAGCAGTGTCCTTGCCTACACCGCCAAGCCTGTATGCTGTGTGGACAACAATGCCAAGATGGCCATTAGCATGTAGTTCCCAACTAGTAGCGAACTCTGCACCATGCTTAGTCTTCATCAAATTCTGAAGACCCGCCAAGCACGTCATATCCTGGTCAGCACGGTACGTCCTATCACCCCGATCAAGGGTAGGATCCTCGTCCAGACGGCCATTGAACTGCGCGGCCAGGCGATCTAGCCCTATGTCTCGAGCAATAGTCGTGTATCGCTGATCCCTGAAAGCTATCTCAGGGATGTAATTCCTCTTAAGCCACTCTTCGGCAGGCTGTAGAGTCAGCTCCATGGCCTCACCTGACCCGTATGTCCGCTTCTCTACCCAGCCAGCCCACAGAACGATGTTGTCCTCTATAGCTGCCAGGACGGCACGCATAGGCTGAGTGCCGTCCTTCCAGTTAGCTGGCCACCTATCACAGACGGGGAGACCCACAGTCACGGAATCTCCCCGCCCGATGATAGATGACAGACTGGATTTCACAGCTAGGCCAGGCAGCTCAGTAAGAGGCCTACCGTCGAGTGCTGCAAAAGACTGCCATGTGATGATTAACCGTTCTCGATCGCTATCCAGTCGAAGTCACAACCCCGACCATTCTTGACGAACATCTGAAATTGTGTCGCACTGATATTATATGGTTTGGGGGTGTCCCAAGTGAAGTCACCAGAAGCCGACCTAACCGAGGCCACAACACGAGGTGCACTGCTGAATCGCCCAGGAGGGAACTGAATATTAAACACCGCGGGTCCAGCACTACTAGATGTCACCGTACCCGACGCAATAGCAGGGATACGGGGAAGCTGTACCTGAGGAATCACCGTGTCCTCACGCCATGCTGACCCAGTCCACAACATCACCTTGTTCGTGTCCAGCTCATAGATGCGCTGCCCCTTCTGAAGGAACCACGTTGTGGGCCGGCTATTCGAATAGCACGGGATAGTACCACCCACAGCACACGTATACTGACGAGCATCATAAATCGTAGGGCTACCCGTAGTCGACACGACCACACGTGCAATCAGCAGCGCGCCTGCTGGCGTAGCAGGCGTAGGAAAGCTAGCCGACGCCACACCTTTGATCATTTCAAAGGAGGCCTGGTACTTGCCGCTACCATCAACGGTGCCGTCATATACTTTCAGCACCAGAATATCAGTGCGTGGGTAAGACGTGTCCTTGGCGTACAGCGGCAAGCTAACATCATCGACATTGGCCACACGGTAGCTACCGTTATTCGAGGCCACAGGAGTCACAATAGCCGTACCAGAACTTACCCTAATCTGGCTGCCGTTGAGACTGGGTGTCATGCCTGATGTCACGCCAGGCCTGCATGCCAGAGGGTGAGTATCGTGGACCATAGTAGAGCCCACATCAAGCCGCCTGAATTCAGCGGCATTAACTGAAACGTTGCCACCAATAGGCAGCACATTATCAAGAGCCATTATATAGTCACCTGTCTCACAATTACATCAAGATAAGCAGTAGGGGAATACACATCAGACCTGAAACCAATAGTCAACTCACCCCGGCCTAGCTCAGGCCATTCCCTAATAGTAGGGGAAGCAGAAGATTGACCTTGCCTAAGCGACGTGCGGTTAGTCAAATCGATGTCTAGCCACTCGTCTTGCTGTAGGGTGAAGTCCCACCTCAGTCGCCCAGCCCCTCCAGGACCAGAGAAGATCACAGACGGTATCTGCACGTAGCCAGACAACTTAAGTTCTACCCTATTATGGTAACCCGTGCTTACCGTAACTGACCCGTAGTTACCAGACTCCAAGAAAGAGATAGGGTACTGGATCGGAAACTTAAGACCTCCCGTGAGGTTGGGTAGATACAACCTATGCTTGTGGGTGTACTGGTCATCAATACGGCCATCAGGAGTCTGACCACCACGCCACCACACAGGGTCAGGAGCTATAAGAGTAGCGCCCCACTCGAACGCTGACCCATTGGCTAGGAACGTTATGTCAAGGGCACTATCCCGGGCCACATACATTGTCTTAGGCCCTCGCGGCGTATTAACAGTTAGAGGTGAGGTATTGATATCCGCAATACTCGTTAGGGTCTCCATAGCTGCCTCAGCATCCTCCAGAGACTGCCCTACATAGTAACCCTTGATGGCGCCAGACTTAGCTCCATGAAAGGCTTTAGTACGCCATATACCACCGTAGCCCACACGCTGGCCACTCTGTGCAACGGCAGGGGCTGAGCCGAAGAGTTTGCACTCACTCACAACCCAGTCCCCTCCATGGATCACGTGGCCGTTCCACGTGACTTCTTTCACATTAATCTCCTCAGCTGCCTTGCGACTTCCTCAGCAGTAGCGTACGGGTCGCTGCTGTAGGCGTTAACGTTGACCCTACTACCTTGCTGTGTGGCACCAGCATAAGCAGGCTGCTGAACACCACTCAAGTTGGGTTGGAAATTCGACTGGAAATCGCCCATAACACTCTTAGCGGAATCCAGCAAGTAAGGCTGCTCATTCTTAAGGCTATCAGCGAAATCCCTAATGATGGCCTTACCTGAATGAGTGACATAGCCCTTACCAGAGAAAGGCCCCCACTTAGCAGGAGAGAAAGGCCACAGACCACGCAACCAGTCCATGCCCTGCTTAACCCAGCCCACAAGTGAATTCCATGCTCCCTGGATACCTCGCAAGAAGCCATCCACGAGAGCTCCACCGGACCTAACCAGAAGGCTGCCTAGATCACCGAGAGCTCCAGTGATTTTACCTGGCAGCGAACGAGCGAATTCAGCAACCTGTCCGCCAAGCTCCTGAGCTTTACGGAGGAAACCATTCCATGCCTCAGAAGCTTTCTGAGGCAGGCTCGAAGCAAGTGACGATATGCCCCCAATGACCTTGCCAGGCAGTTGCTTAACCCACTCAATAATCTCGCCACCCTTGTGGACCATGCTCTGGAAGAACCCACCAAACCACTCGGTGGCTTTACCAGCACGCTGACCAAGACCAGCAAGCCACTCCAGTACCTTGCCGGGGAGCGACATCAGC